CTAAAGTTGCTTTACCACCGACATTTTCATCAAACCCTAAGAATGCTTTCGGAACTCTTAGTGATGCTAATAATTTGTTTTTCAAATATTCAATGTCTTCTGTTGAATCATAATCAATACCACCTAATTCTGATATTTCAGTTCCACTATCTCCACCACGAACTGGCATAAAGAAGTCTTCTGTTAGGTTTTGCATATTGTATTTTAAATTATATTCACCTGTTGCTTCGTCAATGATTGGTGTCTTCTTCATCTTGTTGATGATTCTTTGCATATAGTTATCGACTTCTGCTGGTGGAATATTTCCAATATCAATCTTGAATACTCGTTTAGAAGGTGCTCTCATAATTCTGTGAATTAACATTGCGTCTTCCATTAAAGTTAATTGTTTCCAAATCTTTCTCGTAGATTCAATCATTGACTTACCATAAGGTAAGAAGTTACTATCGTTTGCTAATCTGAAGTGAGCGACTTGAAAGTTTTCAAATTCTATCTTCTTTTTAGAACTTGCGGCTCTATTACCAAAATATGGATGTGCACCCTCGATTGACTCTAAATAGAACTTTGTATAATAAGGATTCTCTGGGTCTTCTCCCTCTGCCCTTACGACTTCATAAGGTGAAAGTGGAACTACGTTCGTAACACCATACTTCTCATTAATGTCTAAGTATAAATAGAAGTCACCATACTTAACCATATTACGAACCCAAGGCCATAGATTGAACTCAATGTTCATTATGTCATAAAATAAATTGTTTAAAATTTCTTTGATGTTTTCGTTGTCTGTTTTAATATCTACTACTTGACCATACTCGCCTTTCATAGTTGATTCATCGGAATATATATCCAATGCACTTGATATGATTGGGTCTGAATCCATTGATTCATAATCTTTAAATAGTCCCAATCTCGCTGCCATAACCTGATGAACGGTTGAATATCCTGTCCCTACTAAATCTAAATTGGTATGCAATTTAGAATATCTATCGACAAGATGACTCTTGACTTGATGTTGTATTTGGTCTGTATCGGCTATCTTTAATTTTTTACCACCGACATTTCTCACGATTACGTTTGTACTGAATAATCGTTGTAGTCTTCCAAATAATGTTGTATCTGCCATAATTACCTCACTTTATAAGAGCCAGTCTAATGACTCTTTCTCTTTTCCTGTATCCCACTCCCAACTATCATTTTTATTAGCGTCTTCTTGAGTGTATAAACCCTCAGTATCATTCATTCTACTAAGAGTTTTCTTTGTTAATTCAATTCCCTCAGTTCGTAATCTTAATGCTGTATCACGAACCCAAAGTCCAATAGCAAAAGACATTACCAAGTCATCATTGTAACCTGACATTGCTTCTGCTCTATTATTTATGTAGACAAAAGTTAATAGTTCATCAATCAAACGATTACTATGAACCACTACACTTTCCTCTCTAAAAAATTCTTCTAACTTACTAATAATTAGTGGTCTGGTCTTGGAAGTCGTTGAAAAACCTGCCACCATATTTCTTTCTTGTGTGTTGATTCTATTATTTATTTGGTGTTGAACATCAACATATTGTAAGTCTTTACTTGTATAAAATAGATTAGGGTAATCCCTATCTATTACTTGTTGGATTGTTGCCCAACCAATATTATTATTCTCTATAATAAGTATCGCATCATTATATTCTGTTGCTATACTTACCAACATATTTCCAAAATCTTTGGTATTTATTTTACCTTTATACTCTGCTACTTGTTCTAAGTTCTCAATATCAATTACGTGGAAAGCAGAATAGTCTGCACTATCACCTCTACCTACATCAGCACATACAATATAACTCTTTGTATAGTTTGCTGGTTCCCATATCCAAGTATTTGAATCGATACCACGTCTTTCTATCGGGTCTTTACAACCACCTTTCCTGAGTCTTTCCAATATAGTTGGGTCAATTACACCCGTTCCGGATGTTAAGAAGTCACAATCACACTCTTGTGCTGCACTTCCTGGTCCAAGTAAAACATCTTGCTCATCTCTCCATTCTTGCTCTCTGTCTGGATGAACCGTCCAATGTAATTTAATCGGATTAAACATACCACGACCTTCTTCAGCATCTACCCAAGTTTTGTGGAACCAATTACCCACACCATTTGGTGTTGATAATGCTACACATTGTCCACCAGTCGTTAAGGTAGATTGTGCTGCTGTCCAAATTGAGTCAATCCTATCGATAAACGCTGCCTCGTCTAATATCAATAATGATAGTGCCTCAGAACGAGCTGCTTCTGGACCTGATGATACTGCTTTAATCTGTGAACCATTACGATATCTCAGATTTAATTTGTTATCCTCAACACATTTTTGTTTCAACCAACTCGGTAGATTTGCGTGCATAACACGAACTTTTGTTACCAAGTTTTTTGCTACTTCTTGTTTAGTTGCAATAACCAAAACATTTTTGTCTTGGTGAAAAGTCATCAACCATAAACTATATCCGGCCGTCAATGTAGAAATACCCAACTGACGAGCCTTCAAAATAACATTCATACGATGTTCTTGAAATTCATTGACTACCTTATCTTGGAAATCATACAATTCAAAAGGAATCTTACCTCGAATCGGGTGTTGTATCATACAATACTTTCTCATAAAATATGAAGCATCTTGTGCACACTTTACATATTCTTGTTTGATTACTTCTTTTATTGGTTGTGCCATTAGTCTACTATCTGACCTGCTAATTTAACTGAAGTAGCAGTTAATGCTACACCAAATGTAAAGTATAACCATTTGTTTTCATACCATTTAGGTCTGACAAGTTTTACTTTTTGTTCAAGTAGTTTATTAGTGTCTTTTAGTAAATCTATTTGTGTTGTTTTGTTTGCTATCAACATAGAATCTATTGCGGCAGTTGCTTCCAATCTCTTTACCATAGCTTCATAATCAGAAACTAACGATACATTTAAACTATCTTTTAGTTCTAATTCTTTAATTGCATTGGTAAATCCTAATACTTGGTCTTCCGTGAAAGAATAAGTCTTAGGTTCTTGGATATCTTGTGCGAACAAAAGTCCTACGAATAGTATGTATGTAATATATCTCATATATATAAATATATACTACTTACTAAATTTCTTCAAAAATTTTACTGCGTCATCTGCATTATCTTCTTTTACTGCTTCAGCTGCTTTTTTGATTTGATTTTTAGTAGTGGTTACTTTTCTTTTTAATTTAGCTACTTCTTTTTTATTAACTCTCTTCTTTGCTTCAAGAACTTTTACTTCTTTTTCAAGTTCTTTAACTTCATTGTCTTTAACTTTAATAGCTTTATCAAGTTCTTTGACTTCTTTCTTTTGGTTACCACCAAAGAAAAGATTGATTATCATTTGTATGAATTTCATCATTTCACTCCCGTTAGTTGTTGTTCTGCTTCTTCTACAAGTTCTCTTTTTTCTTGTATGAAATTTCTTGCTTCTTGAATAGTTTCTTCAAATTTTTCTTTACCCATTTCCCACTTATCTGCTTCTAACATTGGTGTATTAACACCTACATTATTATACCATTCTTTCTTACCACCCGTTTTCTCAAAGTCTATTATACTTTGTTCTAAGTCTTTCAATTGTGATTTTTGATTTTCTAACATCTTTCTTTGAGCCCATTCATCAAACTCACCTTTGATGCGAAGTTTATTTTCCATTTCAACTTGACAATCAAAACAATGTCCCATCATTCTCCAAAACTTATCATCAAGTTTTTTCTTCATTGCTTTTTTACATTCGGGACAAAACCAAGGCATTCTTACTGATGCCATAATATCAGTTAATTCTGATTTTCTTGTTTCCCCACCTTTATTTTCCGGTGCTTTACCCTCGTATCCTACTTGAACGTAATCCTTTTCTGCTGGTTTACCTTCAAGAATACCTTTTAGTGCTTTATTTTGTCTTTCTGCTTCTTTACTATAATTTGCCATTATAACTCCTATCCAAACTTTAAACTACCAAGTATCTGATTAATTGGTGCAAATGCTCCTGTGAATTTATATATGTTTCCTTTGTATTTGAAAACCAATCCTTCACTTGGAACGATTGCACTTGAACCACCAATAGCTTCTAATTTCTCTATTTGTATTTTTAATTTATTTAATTTTTCTATATTGTCGGGTTTTTGTAAATCTTTCAATGCGTTTAATACATCTTGTCTAATTTTTTGAACTGCTTTGTCTGGTGATACTGCTAAAAATCCTGACATATTTTTTAATATTTCTGCTCCGACTTGAAAGAATAATATCTCAAATGGTTTAATGTTTTGT